AGATTAAATGTCCAGGCAACTAAAGCATCAAACTGGTTTTGTTCCAAAGGTACTTTTACTGCCTTATTAACCTCTTCTTCAAATATCGCAACATCTTCTAACAATAAAGCCTCAGCTCTTTGTTGTGATATTTCCATGTCCATAGTAACGCCTTGCGTGGATCCGTAGCCGATTGTTGGCACTCCAGCACTGCATTTGTAGGCTTTTAACTTACAACCCTCAAAGCGTTTAATAAGTGATAATCCTTCTTGTGATATTTCCATTTTAGTAATCTCCCCATATTTTTGTTTTTTTGCCGCCATCATAGGCCACGGCATGCCCTTCATTGATAAGTATTTGGCAAATATCTTCACCATCTTCTGTATAAGGGATCCCAAGTATTCTGCCATATTTACCTTTGCCGAGTGATTTTACTTTAAAACTTCCAGCACACAATTCTTTCAATCTTTCTTTTGCGGCCAAACCTAATTTTTTTTCTGCCAGATCTCTTGTTCTTGACTCTGGTGTATCTATGCCTGCAAGTCTTACTCTCTGTTTATGGAGTTTAACATCGAAGCCAAGATCTAAAATACAATCGAATGTGTCGCCATCAACAATGCGATCTAACGTAGCTCTGTAAACAAACTCTTCTGGTCCTTTACTCATTTTTTTCCTCGTTGGTAGTTACTTTTTTGTAATAGACTACAACCTCTTTGAGCTCATTAATATACCTTTTGAGCTCCTGCATGTTGTATGCCATTAATTCGTAATCTGGAACAGACATAGCCAAGAATACTACTGTGCCCTGTTCTTTCTCTATCTGTGCAATAAAATCATCAATATTTTTTTCTGATACAACATACCAATATGGATCTTTTAGATCTACTGCTCTGGGCATTATGGGCTGAACTATTTGCCTTTCTATAGGTTTTGTTACTACTTCTACTTGTTTACTCGGAATTAGGCTGCAACTGCAAGCCATCATCGAGACTGTCAATGTTAGAAGTATCTTTTTCGATACTGTCAAATACATCTTTCGTTCCCTTATTTACTCTAGTTTGAATTAGTCCAGGCTTTGCTGCTGCTAATTTTGATAAGTCGTGTCTTTTGAATATGTCTAAATATCTATTCATTTCATTCTGTATCTCCTGGTTTCTTTGTTGCATTTCCAGAAGCGAGCTAGTTTGCAGTTGAAAATCATTTTGTAGACTTTCTATAGCAGCTTTTTGTTCTTTATCACGTAATTCAAATGCAGCATTTATTTCTACCAGTCGGTCATTTTGCCAATACAAAAAACCACAAACCGATAACAAAACAAATATAATGCCTAAAAAAACTTTACTCATACTATATACTCCAAATTTTTAAAGGATCTTTTTTACCCTTTACCTTAATTGGTGTTAGTGATTTTAATACAAATTTACAATTTTTTGCAGTATTTTGTCCAATTAATATATCTACACCACATTCTTTTGTGGCAGATTCTAGTCTTGCAGCTGTATTGACAGCATCCCCGATTGCTGAGTAATCAAACCTGGTGTCAGATCCCATATTGCCAATTATAGCCTCACCGCTATTGATGCCAACGCCAATCGCAACAGGTACAGGTAGATCTTTACGCAGCATGCGTAATGCTGTCTGCATGTCTTGTGCACAAGCTATTGCTCTATCTTCATGGCCATCAAGATCCAGAGGTGCATTAAATATGGCCATACATGCGTCGCCTATAAATTTATCGACCATGCCACCATGAGCTTGCACACATTTGACTTGTGCTGATAAAACTTTATTCATAACTTCTGTTACTTCTTCGGGTTCGAGTTTTTCTGACAACGCAGTAAACCCACGTAGATCTGTAAATAGGAATGTAGCGTATTTTTTCTCGCCACCAAGTTTAAGTAGATCTGGATTGTCCTGGAGCTGTTTAACCTGGCGTGGATCTAAATAATGCTCAAATTGTTTTTTAATTTGTAAACGTAATCTAAATTGTTCTCGGAATCGTAAATAAAAAGCTACGGATCCTGCAATAAATTGTGAGATAACCGACCAACTTACGTCGATCAATAAACCAGATCTAATAAGCCAAATACCACTAGAAGCTGTTGCAATTAAAGCTCCTCCAGCTAATACAAGTCCTAGAGTCATACCGAAAGATTGCGTTAGAAGCCATACCAGAGCCACAGAAATTATAAAAATACCTATTTCAGCTGCTATTGCCCAATCTGGAATGTACGGAGAGTCTTGTATTAGTATCGACTCGGACAAAGCTGCTTGGATCTTATGTGGCTCTAGGAGTCCAACTGGAGTTGCTACTTGTGGCATGATGCCAGCTGCATCGACACCAACAAAAACAAACTTACCTGCTACGTCCATTTCAGCAAGATCTGTCTGTGGTGTGTCTACCCAGGAGATCCACTTTCTGCCCAAACTATCAACATCAACTGGTGGAAGTCCCTGGACTGTTATTTGTGAGATCCCGTTTTCGTCTCCTTTGATAATATAAGTTTTGGATCCTGCAAGAATTTTAAGAACCTCGGTACCGTAAGATGCAACAAAACCATCTGGTGTTTGATACAACAAAGGGATTCTTCTTACTAGATTGTCAATTTCAGTGGGAGCCGAGGAGATTCCTTGCGGAGAAAATATGAAAACATTGTCATTAGATACGACTCCCTTTGACATAATACCACTAATATTTTCACCAAGTAAAACTGTGCCCGAAGTTGGTGGGTATTTTTGATTGTCGTATTCGTACATCGCGAGTACGGTGGGCCCATAACTCAAGGCTTCTGCAAATATTTCATCCCCACCGAATCTATCTGGTTGCGGAAAACTTATGACCCAGCCAACGCCAAGTGCACCTTTATTAAGAAGATCTACGTGTATTTGTGCCAGCCTGGATCTAGGAATGGGCCAGCCGCCTTCTTTTGCAACGTCTTCTTCTGTTATGTTTAAAACAACAAAATTACCACTTGGTTCTTTTTCTGTGACCAGGCTATCAAAAACTCTTAGTTTAAGTATTTGTAATGGCCCAATTTGTAAAACCAAAGGAATTAATAAAATAAATAATACAAGTGTTCCTATACGTTTCATCCAGAGCTCTGAAAAATTCTTATTACCGATGTTGCAGATCCATTGATTTGTATTACCCTAGACACGCCATCTTGTATAAATATTACCGTGTATGCCTGGCCGCCATCAACTACTACTTGTGCATTATGATTGACGTTACGCATTAGCTTAATTTGACTGCCATCGACTATAGTTGTTATTTGTGTCTCTGTGTCTTGGCCAATTTTTGTTCCAGATATATTGACACCGCTTACCGAAGCGACAAGTTGTTCTTCTTCTTCTTCATCAAGATCGTCAATAATATCAAGCAGATCTTCAAGAAAATTTACATTTAGATAATCAATGTCCAGCTCAGTAAAATCATAATCTATATCTGACTCTAAAAAGTCCTCAGCTAACAAATCAACGTCCAGGTCATTGAAGTCTAGGTAACTAGCAGATTGTGTTTGTTGTTGCTCCTGGATCTCTTGTGTTTCTCTCGGTGGTGAAACAATAAGCATGTTATCTATTAGATCTAAAGTTATATCCAGAGTTACTGGTTTTGTTGGTGTTTGTTCATAAACCGATGTTGTTGTTGCTTGGTATGGCTGATTGAGCGTTACTTGGCCCGCTGCTGTGCTTACTATAATTTCACCGCTGGCATCGCCAAATTCGTCTGGTAAAAGAATTATTAGTGATCGACCAGTCTCGTCTACTGTAGCAGTAAAATCTGTGCCTCTAACAAAGATCTGTGACGTTGGAGTTGATAAGGTTATATTTTTTTTGTTGAGCTTGTTTACGTTACCAGAGATAAACCGTATGGTCCCACTAGCAAACTGTAAAGCCATTTTAGATTTGCTTGGATCTGGGTCGTAAACATATTCATCAATTAGTAACTCAGAGTGCTCAGTAAGTTTTACTGTAGATTCGTCCAGGAATGTAATAGCAATGCGGCCAGCGCGAGTTTCAACATTGTCATACGATTTTATATCGAAATCTAATGCTGCGGGGAATGTCTCATCTCGCACTATACGGCCAAAACCGCGTAATTCTGTAACGTCTCCTATACTAACAGCTTGTGCTTGTGCCGCCGTCGTTTTGAATGACACAAATATTGCTATTAGAACCGTTAAAAGTAATTTTGAGCCAATCTCTTGCCAGTGTGGACGCTTGTGTAATATTGAATGTATTTGAGCCACCATCTAAATCTAAGTAAAAGTAACCACTATCCGAAGATGTGCTTCCTGCATATCCACTACCGCTAAAGTTGATTGTGTTGCTGCTGCCATTTACATCCATATAATTAACTGCGTTTTCATAGTCAATATCGAAATCAAATTCGTTGCTATCGCCTGTAATAATCCAGTCTAAGTCTAAATAATCGGAGGCAGAGCTTTCGGCAATTTTAATATCAGCTTCATTGCTAGATCCTGTGACATCAATATTCATGTTGATATAGTCAGATCCAATCAGCCCCGTGCTATTGACTAATAGATCCCAGATATTGCTGTCACCATCAAATTCAAAAAACCCTGTAAAGTTACCGCCGTCTATAGCGTCGGATCTAAAAATATTATTTGATCCGATTTGATTTATGTCCAGGGTCATACTAGCGCCATCTAAGTCTAAAGCTGTCATGGTGCCAGATGTTGCAGAAGTACCACCTATAAGGTTGCTACTGCCTAGTTGTTCTAGGTCTACCGATGCGTTAGATCCACTTTGATCTACGTAAATTTCATTATCAGCATAAGCAAATGCTGACAATAAAACCAAAATAAAAACTCTCATTTAGTCTCCAAAAAACTTCCAAAAACCTTTGTCTCTACCTTGGTTGATTATGTCTACAATACCAATTTCTATAGCCGATTGCAAAGCGATGGACTTGCTCTCGTTCATGGCATTACCAGTCTCAAACTCTACAAGCTCCAGACCGTCTGCTATGTATCGAAAGTAATCGGTAGAAATACCGACAGAAAGTATTGTTTTTGTCGTCAAGTTTTCTAGTAAAATTTCACCAGTGCTTACAGATACCACTCTAATTGAAACGACCACTGTGTCTTCGCGATACTGTTTGGAATTGCCTATACCCAAATAACGAGCACCAACACCTCCAGTCAGTAAATTAGAATTATAATCAACGATACCGCCTTCAAATATGATGCCAGCAAACAACAATGGCAACTGTTCTTCGTTTTCATTGAATTTATCTCTAGTGGATCTAATTATTTGTCTTTCACGCGTTATGTGGTCCAAACCTACTCTTTCTACCACACGAAAAAAACCAGATTGTTTGAGTGCTCTGATTAAATATGTTTCTGGTGCTTGAGTTAAAGCTGTAGAAAAGTTTGCAAAATTGTCTACGCTTTTTCTTTGTCCTGTATAGTCACCGAACTTATATACAGCAACAACAGGTTTTTGTGTAGGTGTAGGTGCGTTACGAATCTCCTCTGTAATGGGCCTGTTTACAAAAGCAGCCTTAGAAAAACATTTTGCTTTACCTATGATTGTAACAACGTCTTTGTAATCTTTGTCTGGGTTATCAAGACAAGGGGAGCTGTATCTCCAATGAGTAGCGCAACTAGCCGCCGAAACCAAAATCGCCGATAGGAATAGTAATTTCAGTAGTAGTTTCATCAAGGGTATTATAAATAGTTAAAGTAATGTATGTCCCGTCGGAAGTCCATGAAATTATATTATCGAATAAATTAAAAGATCCTTCGGTTGCTGGATTTTCACCGAACAACTGTTCTACGAGTTGCCTAGACAACTGTGCAAAAATACGAGATTCAAAATTTCTAATAAACCTGGCCAAAGTTGTATTTTCTGCCTCTCTTTTTGCAGCTTCTTCTAACGCTTTAATTTCTGCTTCCA